GTTGAATTAATAAAACCGAATGAGAATCTCCTATTGATCCACCAGAACAAGTGATTGTAGTAATACCTGCCGATAAATTAAGTTCGTGATGTTGTGCTGAACTTAAATCTAATGTAACAACTGTATTTGCAGATGGTGATGATGCTGTTGTAGTGATACCAGCAGAAATGCCAGTCAGTTGGGAACCATCACCATAATAAGTTACGATACCTGAAGTTGCAGTAACAACACCAGCAACTGCTATACCATTGGCAGTGGTTTCAAGTCTTTTTTCAGAACCATTTGGACCTGAACTGGTCACAAAATATAATTCAACATCACCATCCGTACCAGCACCAGCAACAAATAAATCAGAACCTTGCTGTGATGTTATTTTTGTCCCTCCATAATAACCACTAATACTAACACTGTCAGATGAATTAATATTTAAACTATTTCCAGATGTAGAAATAGAACATACTGAACCAAAGTTTACTTGATTATTGAATGTTGCTGCAGTTCCGGTAACTATATTATCTGTTGATGCTACCCCGATTAATCCTTCACCAGATCCAACAAATTTTGTTGCAGTTACAACACCAGTTACAACGACACCACTAGGGGCACCAATAGCACCCCCTGTCCTGTTTTTGATATTATCAACGTATAACTGGGACATCTTTATACTACTTTCTAGTTATTTATCAATTAATTTGATATGCAATTATGCAGTTGCCGAATATCTAACAATCACACATCCAGATCCACCAGCACCACCAGTCCTGGAGTCGGCACCACCACCTCCACCACCTCCTCTACCAGCAGCACCAGCTCCTGCAACATCTATAGAAGGGGGAGCACCAGCACCAGCACTAGGATCTTGACCACCAGGAGTTCCGGCAATATTTCCTCCAGATCCACCACCAGCATATGTAACTGGCGAACCAGTAATAGAACTATCAAGAGCTGCACCACCAGCACCAAATGATGGTGGAGATCCATCTCCACCTGCACCACCGGCACCACCGCCACCTGCACCCATATATTCGGGAGCAGTATCATATCCAGTTCCACCATTATATCCTTGAGATGGAACACCATCATTTACAGGTGTTACTGGAGCAGGGGGTCTGCTGTCACCTCTATTTCCTGTTCCACCAGAACCACCACCACCATTAGCAGCACCACCGCCACCAGATCCTCCATTCTTTCCAGCGGTATCATTTCCACCACCACCACCTCCTCCTCCTTGGGAGATTATAGTAGTTCCGTCAATAGTAAACGATGACTTTTGACCATTTAATCCTGCAGCAGTATTAGTAGTACCAGCAGTACCACCTTCTCCAACAAAAATTGGATATGTTCCTATATTACTGAGAGTAAAAGATCCTGTTCTGGCTCCACCGCCTCCACCTCCACCACCTCTGGTGTTTCCACCTGCACCACCACCACCAACTACCAAATACTCAATCGATACTGATGAATTTTCTCCAAGGCTATTAACTATAAAATCATCAGATCCAGTAGTATCAAACCTATGAATAATATGTGATGCTGTAATTATTTTTGTACCACCACTTGCATCAAATTGAGCCCTTAAGTTACTAGCACCACCACCAGAAGTAAAAACATCTCTAAAATATCTTAGAAGATGTCCATCTGTTTTATTGGGTCCAGTACCTCTACCTTGAGTTGATCTTGCTCCCATTTCTACTTACCTCAAATATCAGTGTCGCCAAGAACTTGATAGTTTATAGCACTTCCAATTCCAGATCCTGCATTTGAGTTTGATGGGGCAGTAATTTCTACGACAATTTTTTCCCCATCAACTAATACCAAAGGATAATTCATCTCGTAGAAGAAAGTTTCATTTGATGCGATATCAACTCTTGCTAGTCTATATGCAGTCTGTCCAACAGAGACATCATTTACTCCATTTGGATAGATGTAAAGTGATGATGTTGCAGTTCCAAGTCCAGTATTGTGCATTACAACACCACGAAGATATGTGGTTGATGCAATACCAACACCACCAGCAGTTTGAGTAACTCCAACCGTCAGAATACCAACGGTATTAATTCCCGTCACTGACTGTATTCCCAGTAATTTAGTTCTTTTGAGTCCCATTGGTATATGTTTTTAGTTATTTAGTTAAACAGAGCCGCATCCAACTCACTGAATCCAGGAGGGACACCAACAAAATTACTTGCAGTAATGATACCTGCAACAACATTATTTACTGTTATATCAGGTGTTCCTGTTAAACCTTGTGCATTAGTTGCTGTAGTAGCAGTATCAGAATTACCAGTTACATTGCCCGTTAAAGGTCCACTAAAACTAGTAGCAGTAGCAACACCAGTTACAACGGCACCTTTAGAAAACCCAACACTACCGTTGTCGTCCTTATTTACAATATCATCAACTTGTAGCTTTGACATGAGTTTATCTTTTTAGTTATTTATCTTGCATTAGATTGCCCACCATACAAGTTAATTGCTGGTGATTCTGCCCATGCAGCATAGATGAATTGTGTGGTGCCAAGGTTTGTATGTCCTGCAGTATCAGCATATCTAAGTTTAAATCCATTTGACAAGAAATCTATAGGATATCCTGTTCCAATATTGCCTGGTGAATTTGCCACTAAGTGTTTATTAATTGGATTATATTTTACCATCTTAGAATCAAATATATACCAATTACCCGATCCACTATTATCATGAGCATATTTCACTATTACTAGTGCCGGACGGAATCCTAGTTCAACGTAGGGTCCGTTTGCGTTTCCATTTCCAGTGTAGAATCCAAATTTTTGTAGACCAGGGACATTGTGCCACGAATACATGATATAATCATTAGGATTGACACCACCAACATTGACATCTAATGCACTAGTAGTTCCATTATTCATTGTCATGGCAGTGTTTGAACTTAGATGTCCAGCAATAAATCCATCATCCCAGAATGCTCTGTCACCAATCTGGTTTAATCTAAGATTTTTATTGTCACCGAAAGCAGAAGTCCATACCATCCAATCAGTGGTATTTGATGTTATATTTTTTACAATTACGAAATCTGGTTTTTGTGAAAGACCATGGAGAACTCCAACACCAGCAGTAGTAGATCCGCTATATTTTACAATACTAAATCCTGTCTTAGTTGATATAGATGCCGAATCTGGTGCAATTTCAGTTGCTTGTGGATTAAAACCAGCATCACCAGCAGTTGAGAATCCAACACCATCAATCATAAATGATCTGCCTACACCAACTTCACCACCTGCTTTCCAAGACCATGCTACATAATCTTGACCAAATTCATTATATCCAGCATTACTTGTCCAAACAGTAAAACCATCAGGATCAAAAGAGTTTAATCCGTTATTTGATCCGGAGTTTTGATCGGTGTCTGAGTATAGTTCTTCATTAGGACCTCTAACCGAGTCAACAAGTCTGTTTTGTTCATTACTACCAGAGGTTTTTTTAATCCAAACTAAATCTGGTTGCATACCCAATTTTATTGGATTATAAATTGTCTGATCTGAAATGTGTCCAACTTGATTTGCTGAATCAGTGGTCCAAGATCCAGTTCTTGCACTATTCCATGTCTGCAAGTCAGTCCAATTAGAATTGTCATTACTTCCTTGCAACTTCATATATTTGTTAGTAGTATTTCCTGCTAATCCATAACTATTAACACCCCATACTTTAACTCCATAAATGGTTTTGGTTTGACCCGATCCCCAATCTTTTGAGATGTAGAATCCAACAGCACCAACACCAGCATCTTTTCTTACACCTTGAGAATAATCAGAACCACCCCTTGTCCCATTAAATGCAGTCCAACCATCTAATCCTTGAGTGGCATTTGTTGCTACAGAATTTCCTGCATTATTTGTATCAGAAGCATCAATCTTATTGCCATTGGCATCATAGAATTCAATCTCACTAACTGACCCACCGTTATTATCACCCTCAAAAAGAATTCTGTGATACCGATATGCAGTGCTGGTATCTATTGCAGTATCAGCAAGAGCATCACTATCACCATTACCACTATAAGTCGTCACACCAACATACTGATCAGGACGTGCAATTACAGTCTCTGGTCTTATATTAGCAGCATTTAGTGGTTGGAAACCATCAGGTGGTGGGAACTTGAAGGGTTTTTGTCCAAAGTTTACTCTAAATTTCTGACCTACATTAGAATCTGAAACAAGGGGAGTATAACCACCTGCAAAATTAATTCCACTGTGTGTAAATCCTGTTCCTTGTGAAGGATTTCCACCATTCATATAGATACCATTTTTTGCTATATACAGTTTATTATCATCGGCATCAAAAGCAAATGATAATAAGTCACCTGCACCATAACCCACTGCTGTGCCAGTAGACCCATCACCATAGAATGCTGCCTGATCTCTTATAGCTGCAATTTGTGCAGTGGACCAACCTCTTTCTGCTCCAGGATATGCTGCGTCCTGAACTCCAATATACATTTGACTATTATTAGTCACAGTATCAATTAAAACTTCATAATAGAATTTTCCAGATGACGCTGAAAGTGTGCCAGTTCCATCTCCTCTACCATCCATGAAGAGATTTCCATCACCAAATGATGGATTGTATCCAGCAGTTCTTTCCCTTAAAGCATTAAAAGTACAATAACCAGTCTCTTGTCCACGAACTGTGTTGATATCAGTGATGAATGGGTTGAAGTTGGTTGCTGCTGCGTCTCCGTTTGCTGTGATTGTTCCTGGTTTTACTGCACCATTAAATTTGTAATATTTTGCTCTTGTTGGTAGTGTTCCACTAATTAATTTTGGTTCTGGAGGACTAGCATCAGCACCAAAAACATAAAAATCTCTTGCGGGATATACTGAATAAGTAGATGAACTATCATCTGACTTATAGTCAAAATCACTATATTCAGATGGACCATATGTACCTATGGTTTGTGTCCAACTACTACCATTTCTCCAATACAAAGCAAAATTATTACTAGCATGTGGAGTAGTGATAGAACCATCATTAGTAAAGACATCACTACCTATTGGTTCATCTCCCGTTGGGATGATATACCAATATTCATTACTTAAAGTAGCACCGTCACCAATCTCAGTTGCATTAGCAAGAATGTCTGCTTTTGTAGTGTATAGCGTGCTGGACTTAAACATTCTAATAAAGTTATTCTGTTGCTCTGCAACTGACTGACAACACAGAAGTTTTGTGTTGGTTACATTTGTGAGTGGTGCTGATGGTGGTGTGAAGTTAGAAGTATAGAGTGCGGTTCCTTTTATAACTCTTACATTTGAAATAAAACCATCCATATCATAAGTATTACTATCAGCATCCTGACCAATAACTAATGGACCAGAACCATCAGTCATCGTCTGCGAAGAGGGGACTGAACTTAAATCTATTGTAGCGCTTAATTGACCATCATCAAATATTCTAATTGTACTACCTTCTCTTGCAACTGCACAGTGTGTCCATTTACCGTAAATAACTTTGGGTGAGGTTGCGTTTAGATTATTTAAACCATTATTATATAATTGATAAAATTCTTGTCTTCCATTATTCATTCCCCACCACCAAGATCGATCAGATTGAGTGTTAGTAGAGTACTTCGTTACCAGTGCATTCCATCCAGTACTACTACTATCAATATAAACAAATGCTTCCATGGTATAATCACCACCACCAAAAGTGAAGTCAACATGATCTTCTACTCTTAAACTATCACCATTACCATCAAAAGCAACAGCACCTTCAGTATCAGTAATCTTAGCAAGTTTAGAACCACCACTTACACCTGATGGAGTATCAGGAAGAATATCTGGATTGGTTGATGCAGGAATGAAGTTACTAGTATATTTTGCTACTCCACTATAAATTCTAAGATCCTGAGCATATCCAATTGGTGCAGCACCTCCAGTACTATCTGCAAATACAGTAACATTATCTCCATTAGTCATTAATGGTAATGAACTAGTAAAGGTATCAGTTTGAACTCCATTCAAAAATAACCTACCAGTGCTTCCCTCTCTAGTAACAGCAATATGATTCCACTTATTAAGCATAGGGATGCTACTACCAAAACTAGCACCATTTGCAATATCCCAAGAAGTATTATTGGATGAAGCAAAAAATTGCAATACATCTAATCCACTATTGTAGATCATATAAGGCATATATGAATTACCTTTAGCTAACAAATACTCTCCACTATTAAGGGTGCTACAATACCACCACATTTCAATGGTAAAGTCCCCAAATCCATCCAATTCATCATGATCAGATATTGATACTTTATCACTTGTTCCATCAAATTTAAAACTACCACTGTAGAAAATACTAGTATCTGTTGAGAAATCAGCATTATCGTCTGCGGTAACAGTTTTTACTGAACTCCTACTATCAATTTGATTGCTTACATCAGTGTAATTACCTGGCATTTGTCCAGCCATTGGAACTGCTAAAACACAAGTTCCTACACCAGCAGCAACAGTTGCATCAGTTCTTACACCAACAGTAGCAACTCTACCACCATTAGTAGTATTAAGAATAGGTAGTGCTCCTGTTGCTTTATCAATGGCACTAGATCCACTAAAGTTTACTGGTGTCCAACTGTTACCTTTAAGTCCATTTACAAGAAGTATTCCACCAACTGTTATTCCACTCCATCCTGCTAAAGAACTATTTCCAGTAACTGTAAGAGATGTCAGTGTACCAAGATTAGTTGGAATTGTATAAACATTAGTAACTCCATTTACAGTCGCTGGTGTAATATTAGATTGACTTCCTAAAGAACCAACTACTGATAATCTATCTAAACTACTAATACCTTTAACCAAAATTTCATCTGCAGTATCAATAGTATATCCATTTGGTGTCCAAGTAACAGTGCCTCCCGCACTAGTATCTGATTGCACATAAGTATCACTTTGACCGACTAATGAACTATTACCATCAAAACCCTTACTAGGATCACGATTAGCCGCATATCCATTTGAAGTAGTTACATCCTTACTCCATATGGTTCCATCATTTATATTTAAATTGCCAGACTTATCTTCTCCAATTGGGGAGTTTCCGTCCATCGGGAGATAGAAACCATTTGTTCCAAAAGTAATAGACCCATCCCAGGTTCTATTATTTGTTGTTGTAGCATCTTGGAGAATTACACCATCAACTTCAATTGCAGAAAATGATGCATTTACTGCAGAATCAGCACTTAAAACAATAGATGTTAATGGTCCTGTAAATCCACTAATAACCTTATACTCACCATCAGATGCTGTTGTAGCTGCACCATAATTTGTTCCATTTACTGTGATTGTTGAGTTCTGACCGTTTGTATAATTTGTTCGTATTCTAAGAAGTTTCTCAACAGATATGCCAGAAAATGTAATGTTTATATCTGCACCATTTGTGTTTGTTTTACACTTAGTGGTAAGGTCTCCATCAAAACCTTTTGTTACTTCTTCTCCTGTACCAAAACCACCACTACTTGCAGTTACATTATTACTCCAGGTTGTATTATTATTTGGATTATTTGTAGGTGCTGTTGTATCGTATTTCTTAGGTCTCCAAGTATTTGTGAGTGGGTCAGTAAATCCAAACTCTTCAGGTCTAAGTGCTTGACCATCTACAAAGTAGAAGTTTGACATAGGTCCATCATAATGACCCTGAATACTATTACTAAACTCTGCAGCACCAATAAACCAGTCTCTGGAATTTGATAACTCAAAGGCATAATTTTCAGCAGGGAACGCACTATGTCCAGCAGCAAAATCTGTTTGCCTTTCTCCATTTATATAAAATTTTACTCTATCCTCTGCAGGTGATACTGTAGTATCTACTGCGACAACTATATGATACCACGCAGTATCTCTTAATAATGCGGATGGTTTAATATTAACTACGGCACTCTTACTATTATATAACTGAAGTTGATAACCAGCAGATAAGGTAAGCTCAAAGTATTCATTTCCTGATCCTAGATATTCAGATGTGAAAAGATATTGTTGATCCTGGAAACGACATTGCTTAAACCATGCACTAACTGTGAAAGTTCTTTGGTTTCCAGTGGTGCTAATTGTCCTTTTAAGGTGCTTAAGTCTACTCCTATCAAAGACTATACTACCGTCAATAACCTGAGCACCAGATGCTCTATCTTCTGCAATGACCTGAGGAATTGCAATACCCATTTACCTATTCTCCTCAGCTATAGTTCAGTGAAGCACCTGTCAGGAGTTGTGTTCCTCCCGCTCCTACTCTATTTACCGTGAATGAAAGAAGACTAATTGAACCATCTGCTTCTGGTAAACTTGGTGTAGCACCTGATGGGAACAAGAAGTATGTACTGAATCCAACAGTTGCAATGCCAGAGTTGATGAGTCTTACAGTATGAGAATCTGCTTCAGTTCCTCCAGTTACTGTAATCGTGCAAATACCAGTTGCAGTTATCTTATGATCTTGTTTTGTAAGGTCAAGTGTTACAACAGAATTGTTTGCAACTAATGCTTCTGTAGTAAGACCTACTGCAATACCAGTTAAGTTTGATCCATCACCGTAATAGACTGCAGCTGATGCTCCACTTGAACCAAATGATTGACCAGATCCAACTTGAACACTACCAGTTGCAGTTACAACACCAGTAATAGTTGCTCCATTAGAGGTAAAGACTGCTCTATTTGTGTTTCCATCCTCATTAGTGATTTGCACAGGTGCTCCAGCACCAAGAGTTAATTTTCCAGATCCACCAGGAACTCTAACATGAAACTCATTTGCAGAATTTTCAAAGAAAATACGTCCATCCGAACTAGCACCAAAATTTGCTTCTATATCGTCAGCAACGTTGATTGTATTATTAAAATTTGAAGCACCAGCAAAGGTAGAAACACCAGATACATTAAGTTGAGAAGCAGTAACATCTGCAACTGAAATACTAGGAGAACCTGTCAGTCCTTGTGCATTGGTTGCTGTAGTAGCAGTATCAGCATTGCCAGTTACATTACCAGTTACATTGCCAGTGAGGTTGCCAGAAAAACCACCAGTAGAAGTAGTTACACCAGTGACTTCTAAGTCATTCTGAATCTTAACTTTCTTGGTGGTGGTAATACCAGAGTAAGAATCATATGATGTCCATGTTCCACCAGCACCAGCAGATGAAATACTTACATCAATTACAGAACCATTAACCCTAAAAGTATTTCCTGTTCCAACAAAATTTAACGTTTCTGCATTACCAATCTGAATTCCAGCAGATTGAATACCAATTCTACTTGCATCACCTAAATTAAATGCTTTGTATGCAACACCTTCAAGGACATCTCCATCCTGTGCTCCACCATTCATAACAGTGAAGGTAGCAGAATCTGAGGCAGTATAGTCTGAACCTTCGACTAATTTAACACCGTTTATATACAGATCAAAATAACCAACAGTATAACCAGAAGCAAATGTAAAATCTGTTGTGATTCCAGATGCAGTGAATGATTGTCTGGAGATTACTACTGACGAATCTCCAGGATTTCTTCCGATATATCCTTGTGCTACCATCAGTTAACTCCTGTCAGAATGCTAAGACTTACATCAACTGCATCATCAACATCACAATAAACTCTTACTTCATCACCAGACTCTAATAAGGTCTTTCCTGTGTCTGAGATGACAAACGAACTACCCGCAGGAATAGGAATTTTACTTGCAATCGCAGCAGTAACTCCAACACTACTATCAAGAACTTCTACTGTTAAACTAACTTGATTGTTTGTATTGTTAGCAAAAGTTCCACCAATAATGATACTCTTAACACCATTAGGAGATGTATATGATGTAGTGGGTCCAAGGAACTTTACAACTTGACTGGTTGCAGTTGCAGTATTTGTTGATGCACGATCAGTATAAATTGTCGTTCCATCAATCTGAGTAACTTTTGTTCCAGCAATAAAGTTTCCATTATCAACCAGATCCGAAACACTAATACCAGTGTTTGCAGTTACTGTAATTGCTGTGCTTGCCGCAGCAACTGAGCTTCCCGAATAACTGGTCACACTTCCGGCTGCTCTGATTATAGAATTTGAAAATGCTTCTGCCATTGTTTTAGTTCGTTAAGAGTATTTATTAACCGCCGAGTGCGATTGCGAGTCCGAGTGATACACCTGGTGCGATAGTTACAGTAGCGATACCTGAACCTATAGTCAGGTCAGTAATGTTATTTCCACTTGTAGTTTTGAAGTCTAAAATAGTTGCTCCAGTTCCAACATAGTTTCCTTCCGAAGAAAGACCACTGATTACATTATTGATGACACCACTAACAGTGAGATCACCAAAAATTCCAGTGTTTCCTAAAACAGTTAAATTTTGAACTGTTGCATTATCAATCGTAATATCATCTAAAAATAAATCACCAGTAACTCTAGCATCACCATAAACATATAGTGCAGTGGCACCTGTACTGACAGGACCCCTTACTTCTAAGGTATACTGGGGAACAGAAGTTCCAATACCAACATTACTTGTAGTATTGTTAGCATAGAAAACACTTCCAGAAGTGCCAACATGAACAGTATCCTGGACTTCAATAGTGGTTGCTTCAATCCCACCTCTTACATCTAAGGTATCTCTTGGATTTGTTGTTCCAAGACCAACCCTTTTACTAGAAGCGTCAACAGTTATAGCATCAACTGCTACTTCTAACCCGTTCTTAACGACAAAATTCTTGTTTACTGCCATTCGGGTTCACTCTCCCCCGCGTATTTTTTACTATTTATACTTTCTAATTTCCAAAATTAGATACATTAGCAGTCACTGTAAGTTCAAAATTTCTTACGAATGTTGCTTGTCTTTCATTAGCATTCTGACTACTAATCATATCAAAAGCAACTTCAAATGTATTTGCAGAAATCATTCTTGGATATCCTCCAGAAACAGCAATTGAATTATTAGGATCTTGAAGACCACTTCCTCTAAGAGAAGTATTAAGTACTCTTGCTGTTAGAGTTGGATTGGTATAATCCAATATATTGACTGTGTATAAAATAGATCCAACAGGATGTCCTTCAGTTCCACTTAATCCAGGAGTAATATATCTTGTTATACTGAGTGGATTGATTTCATTTGTTGTTCCTTGGTTATCAACAATATCTTGAGTTATGCTTACTGGAGTAAGTTGACTTATTATGATTGTGGCATTGTTATGCTGACTTCCACCAAGTTGAGTGCTAAGAACTTCAACAGATCCATCAGTATAACCCGATCCTCCTCCACCAGAACCACCATTTTGACCAGAAGATCCACCAGTTGCACCAGATCCACTACTTACTGTTCCACTTCCTAAACTACCAGATGATGTTTGAATAATATTATATCCAGATTTATATCCACGATCAATCTCCGCAGTATTTGTTAATTCAGTTCCATCTGGAATTCTAAATTTAATAGTTCCAAGATCTTCACAAGGTGCTTTTCCTTGATTTCTCCAATAAACTCCTCTTGGACAAGGTAAAGTTCTTCCCCCCAAATATACTCCATTAACTAATCCTGTTCGTTTAGTATCAGGGGTAACAGGAGTTAAAGTATTTCTATCACCAAAAATTCCATTGGATGGAAGAGTTCCTGCCTCAAATACTGGTCCACCACTTCCATTACCATCTTCACCTGCAACATTTATTCCGCCACCATCACCACCTTTTTCTGAACCACCATTAGAACCGGCACCGCCTTGACCAACAACTGCAATCAAGGTTGCTTTTCTATACAAGAATGGAGCATTTATATCATCCCATAATCCAGTAAGAATATATTCATCATCTTTTTGCATCGTAAATCTAATCTTTGAATATCCACCATCACCACCTACACCACTTTGAGTTGTACCTTTTCCACCATGCATGTCAATCTCAACTTCAATATCCTTTTCTGGCGCATAAATGCAAATATCATTACCTGGATAAGATGCATGATTTAATGTTAATGTTCCATTTGCTAAATTATGACTGGTGAGAGTTGCACTTGAGTTTGTATAATCATATTGCTCAATATTCAGAATATTCCTAGCAGTATATGAGTAATAACTTACACTTCTTGAAAATACTGGTGATTGTTGAACATTATTTGCACTAACACTACACCTAATTGTTCCAGCAGCATTGTCATCAGTTCTAATTAATAAGTTATTTGTCTGAGAACCAGAAACTACTGTCGTTACAGTTTTTGGTGAGGATACGACATCAATTCTTGCATAACCATCTCCTCCAGCAGCCCCACCAATTGTGGTAGTTGTATCACTTACAACACTGCTAAAGTAAGAAGATCCACCACCACCAGATCCAGACATATACAAATTACGTATAGCTCCACCACCCCCACCATAGTATCCACCTCCTCCTCCACCACCACCGGATCCACCGTTCGTTCCATTAAGAAGAAGAAGAGCACCACCAGGTTCTCCTCCAGGAGCTCCAGCAGTACCACCTGTAGTCTGAGTTCCACCATCACCTGATCCGTCAGGATTTCCCGATTCTTCACCATTTTCACCACTTAGTCCACCACCATCTCCACCATCAACTCCTATTGTTCCACCTCCACCAGCTCCACCAGCAATAATTAAACTATTTGCTTGAGTTATACTAGAAAGAAATAGTCCAGTATATCCACCACCACCACCATTACCTCCATTACCATCACCACCACCAGGATATCCACCTTGAGAATCGGTAGTTTGATTATAACGGGAATCTTGTGGTATATAAGAATCGTTACCCCTTTCTCCTACAATAAGTTGATAAGATTGACCCTGTAGTAAAGTAATCGTTCCTACAGATAAACCTCCTGTACCTCCACCAGTATTATAGTGTTGATCATTTCCACCTGATCCACCTTCTAAGTGAACTCTTACAATAATATCTCTGTCTGTAGTAAGTGTATAAATTTGCCCTGGAGTAAATTGGTCATATGATGAAACTTCACTAAAATCAATAGTTGTGGATGTTCCTCCAATAGCTGCAGTAATTATTCCTGTAGATGTTTCTTGAACTATTGTACTGCTAGATCCATCTACTAGATTATTTCCATCTAGTTGCCACTGATAATTTACAGGACCATTTCCTGGAATTGTTCTTGCCTCAATACTATAAGATGCTGTTTCATTTAATACTACACTAGCAGGATCTGGTTGACTTGTAATTTCAATTTCTGGTTGTACTGAAATAGTTACAATTTCAGATTGAAGTGGTTCATTAGGTGCATTTGCAGTTGATCTTGCAGTTCCTGCTGTTACTGGTGATTCGGATTGATATGCAGATGGATTATAATCAACAGTAAAATATACTTCTTTCCCATTCAGATCACTGTTTTGACCATTAATTGTCATAGTCGAACCAGTTCCAGTCGGTGTATCAAATGTAGAAATACTTGCTACACTGGTATAATCTTCAGAAGTATCTAAAAGTTGAGATCCGTTATAATACCACTTAAAATCAATAGATCCACCATCTAATTCATCTGCTGCTGTTGCCGTTGCAATTCCTGTAAATGTTGCTACCCCAATAACATTTGTTGCGTTTTGGGGATTATTGACAATCTCTAAATTTGGTCCATTAAGGAAGAGGGATGTTGGAATCCCTCTGAAGTTGTTATTTTCCATTATGCGAAGTTCTGACCTCCTACGACACCATATAGACCAGCAGTTGTAACATTATCACCATCAAATGTCTTGAACGAATAGATGTCAGTCCTACCCGCAGTTGTAGTAACAATCGGTAGGACTCCACCACCTGGCCAATAGACCGGAATTGCTTGACCACCAGCAGTCTTAAATGTATCTATACCAACAGAACGACCACCATCTTGAAGAATCTTGAGAGTGAATGAAGTTGAACCTGAAGGTGGATTAGCAAGTACGAAAGCGTCAATGTTCTCTGATGCAGTAATTGTGAATGATTGTGCGGCAGAAAGATCAATCCTAACTTCATTTGAAACAATTGATGCAGCAGTGACATTCTCAGAATATGTCTTCAGTTTTGTGTGACCGCCAACATCCAACAGTGCAGTTGGTGTTTCAGAACCGATACCAACAGAACCTGTTCCAACTTCAGTTGTGATGATAGTTCCACCAGCACCTACATTTAATGTAGTTGCAGTGACGACTCCAGCAGTAACTTGTCCAGAAGAATTCTGAATATCAAAATTACCTGTGACAGTACTGAATCCAGAGACTATCAGGTCGTTTGTATTAATAATTCCGTCAAATTTAGCTTCGGAGTAGACATGCATTGAAGTTCCAGAAGAACCAACATATCCAACAGTCAGATTAACATCACTAAGTGGTACTGAAGTTCCAATACCTACGTTGAGAAGGTTATTGGGATACAATCCGGTGCTAACTGTTCCCCACTTAGTATCATTATCAAGGTTAAAGAGGTTAGAACCATCTCCAATAAACTGCAGTGCAGTTACTGTACCGTGAATATTGGTGTCCCCATTAACACGAAGTTTGAGTCCATTAGCAGTTGTTCCAATACCAACACCATCATTATCAACAGCAAATAGTGAAGTTCCTGCACCAACTCTCAACAGTCCATCACCAGAATTTGTGGTTCCAATACCAACACCATCAAATACAACATCAAGTGTATCCGAATCCAGACTTACTGCACCAAATCTTCTCCAAGCATTATCTACAGTATAAATCCAACCAACATATCCGGCTTCACTTGGGTTTGCATTATAAACAACGTCTCCAGGGTTACCTGCCAGTGAAGGAGTTGCGATGCCAACGGTATATTTTCTAGAAACCGTTGCATCACCCTGAATAAAGATGTTGTTTGTTTCCAATCCTTTTGGTGAATTGACTGTCAGTTTGTTGTTGACAATAAGTGGACCATTGAACTTAGATACAACTTTTTGATCGGGTCCACCTTCAACGGTAATTGAACGACTTGCAACAACTTCAACTGGAGTAGTAACATTAAGGTTTGGAACAGTTTTGACATCCTCACCCTCTACACTATCAACCGGCGTATCAAAGATTTCTTCTCTACCAGTAATAGTACTGAGACGTTTGTTACCAGAGTATGAAATACCTCTGTCATTCATTCCAGTGTAGAAGTTAATTCCACCTTCTCTCTTAACTGACTGCGCGATTAATTCTTCATCAGTGCTGATTGCTCTATCGTGCTTATCAGGGAATGCAGTGGAATAGTTACCAGGACCAAAACCAACATATTCAAATGTATGACCAGAAGCACGAATGATGGAGTGTCTTCTAAGTTCAATTGGACTTACTCTAACTCTTGTGATAGTTGAGTTAATATTATGAGTGGTTGCCTTAGTACCAAGAATTCCACGGAAGACTTTGATAGGATTAGAACCCGTAGGAGTATCCTTAATTCTCATAAGTTCACTATCAACCATCAAATAGTCACCAATCTTAAGATCAAGATCACCCACACCTTGAATATTAACATTAGATGTTGATGCATTAGAAATAGTACTTGAAAGTGTAGTTGTGATTCCAGCATAAGTTGGAACCATTCTACCGTTAAGATTTTCATTCTCAATTGTGATATTTCCACTATTGGATGCAAAACCTTCAGGCAATACAAACATAGTACCTGTTGCAGTCGGTGATGATGTTCCAACAGGTAATTGTGCTTCAAAAGAAGTTACTGAATTTATTTTCGTAACAACAAATGATCCATTATATTCAGATTGATCTGCACCAGTGATTGTGACAGACCTATCAACACTAAGTCCATGGTTATTTGAACTAGTAATTGTTGCAATACCGGATATATGATTATAGACCAAAGAAGAAACAGTAATTGACTCTCCAGTCAATGATAGGTATGCACTTGATGCATTATTTGCACCAATACCAAAATTAGAATTTACTCTCACATCAGAAGAAATTTCAGATGCAGAAGAAACAGTAATTGACTTTGTATTGTTTATACCTGTAATTCTATAAAGAGAATTGTAAGTATTATATGATTCAGAACTGACTCCAATAACTTTAACAACATCTCCAACATTATTGTAGAGATTAGATACTTCAACTGTAGCTTCAGTTCCTGTTGAAGTTAATCCATCAAATGTTAGATCATCACCTACCGTATATGCAGAACCACCGTCCATGATGGTAACATCACTAATCTGATTGGAAGTAACAACAACTTTTGCTGTTGCATGACTACCAGATACTGTTGCACCTGTTGCTGCAATTAATTTTACATTATAATACGTTCCATCAGTATACCCACTACCATCATTTGTTCTCTGAACTTTTGCAATTCTATTCAGACCATGATCATATGCCGTATGAATTGTGTGATTGATACCAGATGCAGAATAGATGTCAGTTATACCAACACCAATGTTAGAGTCACCAACCATTTTATTAAGAGTTTCTCTGGTGATACTCTTTCTAGAATCATTGACGTTCACTAATCCAATCAGACTTGATGCAGCAAAACATTCTGATGGTTCTGGATCAGAAACAACATTATCTCTGCTTATCTGAGGGAAGAGTTCTTTAACAGGTTGAGAATACTTGTCTTCAGTAAAAGGTGCAACTGTTGGTTTAACTGCAGCATTAAGAACATTCAGATAGTAAATTCCATCTTGCTCACCGGAGATATACTTCTGTGCTTCAGAAAGTCTGTAGATATAGTAAGTATTATGATATCTCTTACGTTTGAAATAAGGTAATGAAGTATTTCTGTTGTTAATATCATTTGAGAATGCACCAGGATTTGCAGCAATACTAACTGTGAACTGCTTAGAATTAGTGACACTAACTACCTCATACTGACCATTAAATCCAGCATTCATAGCCCCTGAAGTGTTGTTAGCACTCAGAACATTATTAATTTCTACAAAACATCCTGGATCCAAATTGTGTGGAAGTTCTGTATCAATAGTTGCTACACCCAGACTCCAAGATGCACCTGCAATAAATCTAAAGTTTCTCTGCTCAGTTAGATTGTTAAGTGAACCGGATCCAAAATAAGTCTGAATTTCTGCATTATTAGGTGCAATAGTAGTTCCAGATTCTTGAATAATAAATCCTTCAACAGGTGGTCTTGCATTGACACCTGAACCTGCAGGAATAACATATCTCATTCTATATGTTTTATCAAGGGAAGATCTTGTATCAGTTCTTCTCTTAATGAATGTTCTTGGAGTTGCAGTTCCAAGAGATGTAGTTCCAAGACCTACAATAGTAGAATAAATTGTATTTTCAGTTGGATCAGTGGAAACATTAACATACCACTGAGAATTTGCAGTGTCAAATTGAATTGGGTGTCCAATATCACCAGAGTTCTTATCCGATACTCTACTTACAACAGTCAGTTCTCCACCCTTTTCATTGATTGCCAGTGCAGTACCATTAATTGCATCATTACGGGTTTTTGCAAGTTTAATATTGTTAGCAGAAAGACCAGTAGTAATTGCAAAAGCAACAGTACCTGGAGTTAATCCATCAGGAACTTGACCAGTGCTACTAATAACTCTAACTGATTCTCCATCCATAAATTTATGATCAGCAGTGAGTGTAATAACATTAGCACCACTTCCATCACTATATGTACCAATACTATTAATTCCAGCAACACTTCTTCTTACCTTGAAGGATTTTTCTCCACTCATAGTTGGATTGTCAGTATTGTCTGGCATGACAATACGAGCACTATATTCCTGTACAGTTCCAGACTGAGAAATAAGGACTCCTAAAGTATCATCTTTTTTTGCACCAATTCTATATCCTTCAATGACATTTTCTGGTGGAGCATCAACATTAGTTTTACCAAGCAAGTAAAGATTTCCTGTCTTACCAACACCAGCAACAACATCAGTTTTAGTAACATCAATTGAATCAAATTCAATAGAAGTTTCTGCAAGAGGAACTCTCTTTGGTGGAATGATATGAGTAATATAACCTTGATTGTCTTGTGTAAATGCATCTGTTCTAAATCCAACAGAAGTCAGTGCATTTGCACCAAAGTTGGAGTTAGAGTTTGTCAGTGAAATATCACCACCATTTTCAGTTACAAAATGCTCAGCAAATCCAATAGCAAAGATAGAAACTGCCTGGATAAAGGAGTTATTTGATACCTTTACGTGGAAGTTTCTATAAGATGGTTTATATCTTGCTTTTGAGTCATTACTAAGATTATCTACAGAAGTACTATCATCATAGTTTCCTGTTGAAGGTGATTCCTGGTTATATCTAACAAATGCATTATTATCTTTTTGCAGACCAATACCTGTAAACTGTGCCACGACCATTGACTTAAATCCAGTGGCTTTATTGCCATCTGCTTCCATACCACACATACCAAAAACAGATCTCAGAGAGATATTAAAGATGTATGGAGATGCGGATGTAACAGTATCAGATGAAAGTGCTAATGTAGCACCCGTAGGTGCTGGAAGTGGAATTGTTGGAGCATTCTGAACCTTATATTGAATCTCAGTATCACTTAGTTTATCAGATACAACAAATTGCCCATTATATCCAGTAACACTAATACCTTCAACTCTAAATGGACTATCTACTTCAAGTCCATTGACCGCAGAATTAGTTGTTACGGTAATAGTATTTGTTGCGGTGACACCATCACCCGATCTAATACTAGAAATACCCACACTACCACCAGTTGATCCAACAATACGATATTCATCAATTTTAGGTTGGATATCAAGTCCACTAGACGGATAATCTGGTTCAATTGCACGACCAGAAGATTGTCCATAAACAAGACTTACTTTTTCATAATACATTTCCAGATCAGTTCTTGTTGTAGAATATGTCTGGAAAAGATCACTAATGTTTACACCATTTATACCATCTGCATATTCAAAGCAGGTAAGTTTATGGTGTGAAAAGTTTGGAACAAAGGTATTTGATGTGTAATCCTTATAACATACTCCATTTGGATCTGCATCAAACAAACTAAATTGCCAGAGGTAGCATCCACCAGTTACACGGAAAACTGCACTTCTTGCAATGTCATCATTTTCTGGGTCAGGAACATACTTAGGACGGATTTTGGTCTTTCTGAGATCAAGACCTACAATAGAAGTTCCTCTAGGAAGAATTACTCCACCATGAACACTATTAAGTTTATACAGATCATTATTAGGAGACTCTAAACTAAAGTTTGTTGTTAAGTCAAATGCAGGTAAATCATTTGACTGAGTTCCATCTCTACGTCTATAGTTATTAACTCCATCTGGAATATATCCAGGTCTATTATCTACTATGTGCTCTCCTGGATATAAGAGAATAGTAGTTTTTCCAAATCTATCATTATTCAGACCTCTCTGATACGAAAATCTTGCTGCTTCAATTAAAGCACGCTGGATTGTCTTAAAAGGACGAGTCAGAGAATTGCCCCTATTTTCGATACTATCAGTTGAATCCAGACTACTTGGATCCACATAAATGATAGTGCCACGCGATGATTTCAGAAAATTATCTAATCTGGAAAGACCCATCTTATTCGTACTTATAGTTCCTGTTATGGATTATTTATCCATAAAAAAACCTCCCATTGGGAGGTCAGGATGCACAGTGTGCCACTATTCACACGGAAGGAACTTATATTATATTACGTATCTTTTGGTTTGTCAAGTATATATTCAACTGTGTTAGCAACATCATTCATAGCATCACGCAACATAGGTTGTTGACCAGAATGTTGCTCAATATGTGCTACTCCATTTCTCCACTCTTCGTATAAAGTCCACCTCCACTGTCCCATACCTTTTGAATACCATAAGTTAATTTTCATAGTACCTCTTAATAAGCCAACTAACGGACTTGAACCGTTGACCTGAGCTTTACAAAAACCCTGCTCTATCCAGCTGAGCTAAGTTGGCAGTCAGTCTACAGGCAGCAGTTCGGGATTTTCTAACTCTACCTCAAACATCAAAGGATGACATAACTCATCCATCAAATAAAACGATGCTCTATATAGTTCCTCTGGTTCCCATGACTTACAATTATTTGCTATTTCAACAACTTCTGCATCGTGAACAGCAAAATCAGGAAGTTCGTCAAAGGTAAAAGGAACATTTTGTATGAAATACATTAATACAATAAATTTTTTTCTGTTGTACCAACAATACTTTGTATCTATACGGTATTTCATGGGTTCCCATAGTTTACCCCAAAATATTTAGGGTAATGCGAGTGGGGGGACTTGAACCCCCACGACCTTAACAGTCAACAGATTTTAAGTCTGGTGCGTCTACCGATTCCGCCACACTCGCAAAAAATCACTCCTTCCAGGTAGGAGGATGAAATGTACAATATTCGTTAAAGGTGATTTTCATCTCCTTGTTGGTCAGACCCGCATTTCTTGCTGCTTTGGGTAAATTCCATTTCGCACAAAATAACATTTCCATAGATTGTCGGGTTTCTGGTCTCATAATCGTAGCACGTTAGAATTTCTTTGTAAAGGGATGGTCGGTGGTTGATCATTTTCAAAAAACCCTACAGGTCAATTTTTTACCGGAATTTTTTTTCGACCAAAAATGGAATTAAAAGTCGTTTTTGGTCAGGGGGTCAGCATACGCAAGTGTGTCCTCGTCTAGGTTATCACGGCACAGTTCAAGCACGGCCATGAACTGATCCACGGTATCACAGTCCACGACACGTTCTTCACCCTCATTAGAATAGAGGAAGAACTTACGGGACACGGGATCCACAACGCATCGTGTGAGGTACTCGTCTTGCATGGGGTTCGTTTGATTACCTGCTTATTATAGGACGGTCAGGGGTCCTTGTCAAGGTTTACAGAGTCAATTTCTTCTTCTGGACGCCTCCACTTAGTTTCACGACGATCATAGTCCCATCCTCCAAGTAGATAATACTCATTATTTCCTGGGTAATCCTTTGGACTATCTCCATCATATACAACATGAAGTTTTTCACTATGATCCATAGGATTAATGTGTCGTGCTGCCCAAATCTCGTAGTAACAATTTATATTTGCACCATTACCAGATTTAATTTTAACAATTTTACCCCACTCAATATCCTCTACGATAAGATCTTGAGAGTATCCAATCTGAGTAAGAGTTACTGTAATGGTTTCAGGATCCACAAGACCATCCCAGTATTCTGGTAAAACAATTTGATTTGAATCTTTCAGTTTACCTCTGACATAAATTCCAGATTCTGGACCCTCAACACATATGTGTCTAATTCTTTTTCCACTATCTTTTACGTGAGGGATATCAAAACCTTTATTTCCAGATGCTGTCCCGCTAAGACTACCAACAAAATTACCATAAAAAGTTGTTGCAGTGACATCTCCAGAGATATCAATATTACCATCACCAGTAATACCTGGATTGTTTATCCGAAGACCATCAATCTGTGCTGTTTTATGATACCAGGGTGTACATGCCTCATCTGGATAATCTTCTTCTTTTGCATTACCTTTAAAAATATAATGATATCCTTCAGATGGTGTTCCCCAAGTTGCATAATCGCCGCAATCTTTACCACCTGAACCTGGTATAAATTCTCCTGCCATGATTAACCTCTCTTGTCGTAGTGATATCCAGAAACAGAATACTCATCGTTATTTCCTGGATAATCTTCAGGAGATTCTCCTTCGTATTCTGGGATAAGTCTCTCTCCATCGGATCTGGTTCCGTATATATGGAAGAAACAATTGATGGGCATTCTACCCATTGCTTGAAGATGTACTTTATCCTCATCAATCCTTTTTACAATCACATCTTGGTGTGCTCCAATGGGAGTAAGATTGACTGTAATAGTTGTCCAATCAACTAATCCCTTCCAATATGCTGGAAGTTCAATTTCATTTTTATTTGTTACTCTACCTCTAAAGTAAACATCATTTGATGGACCCTCAGGACAAGTATGTCTTAATCTCCAACCTTTCTTGGTTGGGTGTGGAATATCAAAGTTTTTCTTTGCAGCAAGAATATGACCACCACAGTTTGAAATTACATTGCCCTGAACCTTAAGATTACCACCAACAATTACATCTTTTACGGTTTCAATATTACCTTCAAATCCAGCAGAACCATTTACTGCAAGTGAAAATGGATTACTTGGTGCTCCATAGCAAAATCCTCCAGGAAAAAGAGGAGAATTACTATCACTATTAGTTAGTGGTCCAACACAAAGGGTAGCATAAGGCCAGGGGAAAGTCGTAGGATTTCCAATAACAATTGGACCTTCCATACCAGCAGATCCATTTACTTTTAAGGCACCTTCACCAATGGCAGGATAGATACCAGTTCCAACTTTAAGTTGACCACCTACATTAGCGTCATCTAAATTAAAAGACATTTCTACTCCTATACTTGACTTTGTTGTTGTTGATATCTCTTACCACCAACTTTAGAATCTTTGAGTGAACATGCATCACTTACTCCACGAATGATAGATCCATACATTTTAAGACAACTATTACCAATCACCTCAGTAATTCCTGCTGACATAATTTTTACATTTACCGTTCCATCTATTAAAACTTTTTTACTATCAAGTGAAATATTTTCTCCAGCAAATATTTTTACATTTCCTGCAGAACCATCCTTGAGAGCAACTAATTCAATATCATGGGCTTGCAATCTAATTTTACCATTAGTTGCAATAATGTCAATATTGCCATTCTTGGCATTGATCATACATGTATCATTTGCCTCAGTATTATCACTTCCACACTCAAGTTGTAGATTTCCAGGACACATTGCAGTGGTCCATCCTTTTCTCTGACCATCTTTATCCATTGAGACAAAGTGTCTTCCATCTGATGCCTGTAGCATCACATCTGATGTTACATCACCACGTTTATGAACCTTGCCAAAAGATATTGCACCATGATCATTTCCATAAGTGGTGGCAGTAAAATTCTTTTTTATATTATTACCACCACCCGTTCTATCATTATCTGTATTACCAGCAGTTGACATTTTTAAATAACAGGTTGTGAACTATTTAACAGGTCAGACAAGATTATCTGGAGTTCCTGGAATATTAAGTCTTGGATCTGCATTGGTAACATCAGTACCCTGTCTGAGGATTGCAGAAGGTCTGGTGACAACCTCAGCATCAATGCTCTCCTGAAGAGTTGCATAGACAGGTATTGGATCACCAATAGTTGCATAAATTCCAGCAAACAGTTGACCATTCTCTGAGTAAACAGAACCATAGTATGGTTTTCCGTTTACATAACCAGTCTGCTTGAGACCAACCAAGTCAGTAACTTGAATGACTTCTTCAAATACATCTTCAGGGACAATGACAGGTTCAAATACTGGTCTACCCCTAAATCCAACTCCAGTATCAGATGGTAGAGTTATATTTGGATAGTCTGTAAATCCAAACAAATCAACTGCAGGAACAGATTCTACAGTTCCAAAAGGACCTAACTGTGGTTGCACTGGTATTCCATTTACCAGAATCTGGTCATTTGGTGCATAGTTAATTCCTTTTGCTGTTGGAACAATCTCTTTCAATCTAAGGACAACGGGATAACCTTCACCTGGTGGTTGTGGATATCCATTTCCTGGTTCATCTGCGATGATGTCAGTAACAATACCCTTACCCTCAACAGTTTTGGGGCAAGGTGGTGGAATCAATATAGCAGATACTCCAACAGGATTTTGAATCCATGATTTAGACCCATTAGGAACATCAATTACTTTAGTAAGTTGTAATCCAAATCCAAATGGGTTGATATCAAAAATATTTTCTTCATTTCGGATTACTGTTTCCTCAATTCTGAGAGTAACTTTCCCTGCAGGAAGATTCACGTATGTTGGCAGTGGATCTCCTCTAAATGAATTTGCATCTGCTACAAGAGTATCATTAATGTATAATTTTGTCGGTTGAGTTGTTTGGTTTGCATTAACATCTGCTTGCAATCTAATTGCATATTGACCAGTAGCATCTAAGTTGACACCAGACCATGTATAATTGAATACTCCATTAATTGGATTCTCTTTGTCACGGGGAGGTTTATATAAAGCAATGCCTCTCATATTCATAAACGAACTCCAATTTGGATTAGTATACTTAGTAATATCCGGTCCAGAATACTTTACTCCAGCGATTTCTTTAGGTGTTGTTGGAGTTTGTGCTGGAGACCCAAGAACAAACTTAGCTCTATTACCATTAAGATCGTAAAATCTTCCTTTATTGGATCTAATAATGATATCAGTATAGTCATTATCCCTATGTTCTTCCATCTGAACAACATTCTCACCAGCAGTTCTAAGTCTAATATTGGGTTGAGATCCAGAACCACCTCCACCAGATACTTTAATGGTTTTAGTTTCTTCACCGTACTCTGTTCTCTTTTTCCTCCATTTCGTACCTGCAACTGTAATTGATCGGACAGCTTCTCCAGCATAACCTGGATTATCGTCATATTTGATTCTGATAGTAACACTACCAGAACGTTTTACCTTGAGTTCTTTACCATCATTAGAGAACTTAGCATCACAATTTGAGTTCATAATTTCAAACTCAACATTTGCACCACTACCTTTACCATCTTTAAGTTCAATTCTCTTGCCATTTTTGACAACTCTGATTGATTTATTTGATCGATTTAAATCTTCATATGTTATTGGATAATCTTTATTCCCTCCTCCACCACCTTTTGCATTGCTGCGGAAAATAACATCATATACTTGTCCAGGTGCAAGTTTTACATTCCTAGTATCATTTATCTGCGCCCCTTTGTAATCTTTCGATACCCTAAATTTACCAACAAGTTCAACAGAATTTGCAAAATCTGCTGATGAAGTTGTGTGAAATTGAACGTCTTCTTCAGGTGCATTGGCTAATGGTTTTCCCCAGTCTTTAGTATCAAAGACTGTCTTTTCTATCTTTCTATATGTGGTAGTCTTTTGATTCTCTACCTTTACAGAGATTTGATGTTGACCTTCTGATAGATATACTTTTTTAATTGGTGGTGAAGAATTTTTAAATCCAGCAAGTTTATATACTTCCTGACCATCAACCAAAATTGATCCAAAATTATCACATGTTCCTTTTATACCAAAGTAACCATTATAAGGAATATCAAGGTTCCAAGTGTTGAAGTATGGAATACCACCACCATCTGTGGTTCTTTCACTTCTTGGTGCAATTGGTGATATTGCATATCTATTCATAAAATCACTCCACCTAGGACCAACATTAACTGGCCACCACTTCTCATTACCACCAGTGAATCTAGTAGTCCAGAAGGGATTGTTAGGACATCTTCCTTCTTGTGGGGGAATAGGTTCTTCTGGTATTGGTGGAAGAGGTGAATCAATTGTCAACGCAACACCCATAGGGTTCTCTTTCCATGTAACTGGAGAGACAACATATTCATCAGGTTTTCCACTAATCCTTACAGCAAGTGCCATAGGATTGACACCTTTAATTGCTGCTGGTTGAGGACTATGAACTCTGTTTACCTTAAGTTCTGCATCAAAAGAATCGTTACCAGAATCATTAAAGAAAACACTACCACCTTGAACTCTTGGTGAAGGAGCACCTGATGCAGCACCTTTTCTAACAACTTTATATCTCTGACCTGCAGTGAAAGTTCCGGATCCTGTTATGGTTTCTTTTCTCTTATATGAATATGAATACGCTGCCCTACCTTGAAATCTACTCTTACCAGAAGCATTAAATATTTTGTCTCTTGTTCTTCTTAAATTGGCATTACCAACAGATACTTCTGTAAGTGCAAGTCCACCACTAGGAGTGTCACTTGTTCTTAAAGAAAAATCAATTTTTGCTGAACCAGATCCTTCTACCAACAGAAATATATCACCACCATCTCTTGTAAATCTTGCAGACACTCCACCGGATTTAGTTGTAACTGCTGCACCTTGCTGGAAAGAAAATCTTCCACCAGGTTTTTGATATAGTTCTGCTGTCAGTGGGTATGTTCCCCTTCTAAAGAATTTTGTATAGGTGCTCTTACCAGTTCCTTTATCAGTGTCACCTACAAATCCATTCTTTTCAATTACTTCATTTGCAAGTGTAAGTTTTACTCTATCATCAACTTCAATTTCAATATCATAGTTTCCATCTTGTGGAATCTCAACCTTTGGCCAAGTTATTATATGAGTTCCTGGATATGGATTGTCTTTAAGGTTCTGCTTAGTATCAAAAGGACATACACCATACTCACCTAAAAAACCACCCCTACCATAGACATTTGTTCTCCACAATCTTCTATTAGCAGCACCCATAGCACCAACAGTATTGAATACTTCACCAGCAAATCCTTGCTTGACGATTGAAGACCCTGCTGGAGGTGGAGGATTTTGTACAGTAGGAGCAGCAGCAGGAGCAGCAGGAGTGCTAATAGTAACTTGCTTTCTTACTGTTCCACTTTGTTTTTTATTTTTTGGTTTTTCTTTTTTCTCAAATGAAACATTTCCTATGATAATTGATCTGACTGCTTCACTATTAGTTGTTGGATTTTCATAATACCCAAACTCTACAGTAGCCTTAGTTCCTATGATTTTTTTACCGTCATCAGAAAATACTGCATCACCAGATTTAATTTCAAGATGAGAATCATTGAACTTTCCATCATCATCAGACAAGTCAATTCTCTTTTTATTTTTAGAGACTTTTAATGGTCTATTTTTTTTATTAAGTCCACGATATTCAATATCAAGACTACCTTTAGAAGGTCCTTGTTGTACTGGTGCTGGTGCTGGTTTATTAACTTTTACCTTTCTAAATTGTGGTACATTATGAAGGTCAATCTTAATCTCATGAACCCCAGCACTAATGTGTTTATCTACTCTCTTTGTAGGTCCACCAATAAAGTTAGTTGTTTCAAGAATTTGAGTATTATCGAGATATATCTTTGCAATATTATCTGCCATACCCTTGAAGGTATATACTCCATCATATGGAAATTCTTCTTCCCATACCATCGTTGCCCATCCACCAGCATAGTCTGATCCAGGGACATCACTGTTCCATTGAGGTGGCACTGGAGATACAGCATAATTGTTCATCCATGGACCCCAACCAGAAGGAACTGGCTTACCTTCCTTTCTAAGTTTCTCCTTATATTTTAAATCAGAGACTGGAAAAACGTTCTTAGATTTTTTCTCTCTGAAAGTTACTGCTAATGGACTCTCTTTTCTTGTAGACCAGAAAGGAGAAATACCTTGTGCCAAATAATCTTGATACTCTTTTATCTCTATTCTAATTGGATCTTTTGCTAAGGTTGCATATAAAGTTGGATCCCATCCACCAAGAACCTCACCATTTACACCAAATCTTGTACCATAACCTTCAAGTTCTTCGGTACATCTACTGAAGTCATAGAATTCAAAGTCATCTTCTTGATCAAAATATTCAATAGTTGGGGGTCTTTCTCCAAGAACTGATCTTAGAACAGCACCAGATCCTCTCTTACATTCATCAATTAGTTTTACTATGGGTGGATACTGATATCCGAATCCACCTCTAACAACATCAACTGCAAGTAGTGAACCATCAGAACCAAAAACAGGATTTGCTACCGCACCTGTTCCTCCTCCACCACTAATTTTAATATATGCTCTACATTGATTATTGCTGTTGCTACTACCCCTAGATCCTCTGGTTTCTACGGGGATAACAGTTCCATCAGATAATTCAACAGGAGAGTCTAATGGTGATAGTCCAACGATACCATTACAAGTTCCTTCAGCAGCATTATCTCCTGGAAGAAGATCATTTGCTGTTAAATTATTAACCTCATTGATATTCAGATATCTGATATTATCTCTTGTTTCAAAAATAAAAGTCGTTCCAGGATTTTTAAAAGCATACCGATTCGCATCATGGATACTAACTTCCTTTACGTATCCAAGATCAGGGTCAATATATCCAACCCTAATATCACATTTAGTAGCTGGTCCGAAAAGGTTGAACGACATTATTTACTAACTTCCGTAATGATATTTATTACCCTAATATAACTCGACAGTTACATCTTCAGTGCCTGATGTTGGTTCAACAAAAGGTGTAGTCTTGGACTCAGTAGGTGGAGTTGAAGTGTCAACTGCATTGTCAATGGACTTATTACTTGGTAATTGTGAAGGTGCTTGTGAGTCTCCACCACTACAGAATGTATAGTAATCAGATACAGCTTTTGATGGATCCAACTCACACCCAAACACACTGAACTTCAAGTTAGTAAATGCTAATGCAGAAGTAATACTACCAGTGATACTTGGAATTAAATTATTGACTTCTGATAATGCACCACTAACACCTGCTAACATTCCAGTAATATCTTCAAGATATGCATCAAGGTTGTCTACAAGGTTATTATTTGCATCATCAATATCTGGTTTCGCAGCAGCTAATACTGCACTAGTAATCCCTTCTGCATAGCACATTGGAACCTTCGGATTGGTTTGTGCTTTGCTTCCTTCAGAAGTTAATTCTCTTACCTGTTGCTCAAGTGAATTAATATCAAGGGCACCTTCTAATGCACCTTTAACTAAGTCCATCAACTTCCCAGTAAGTTTTCCATAGAGACACAAGATAAGTTCAGTTAAAACCTCTTTCATATCAGCAAACTGATATCTCATAGAAGATGGGAGAAGTGCTACAACTTTTGTCAAACCCTCATTCAAAATCTTTAGAACATATTGCATTATCTTATCAAAGATAATTCTCATATACTTTGCAATCTCTGCAGATGCATCATCAATGAGTTTCTGCATATCAGCAAACTCTGTTGCCAAAGATACTGCATCAACATAACTTTGTAATGACTGAAGAATTTTATCAATCTTAGTTGTCATATTTTCTATCGCAGTCTGAATACCCTTCATTGCAGATGGAACTACTTCTTCGGGATCAGGTTTCATCATTACAATTTTTTCATCACATTTCTCTTGCCTCTTTACATCAGAGGCATCAATCTGATGAACTGCTTCATTTTCATTTGTTGCACCTGGTTCTGGTGGTGCATTTGCTCCAGCCTCTACATCTGGTTGTCCAGGTTTTCTTGCTGGTTGTTTGATTACCTTATCATAGTCTGGTGGAACTTCTCTTTCTGTTCCTTTTTTCTCTACAGCACCTGTAGAGTATCCACTTTCTGCAAGATTTCCAGGACTAGCATTGGTTACCTTATTATCACCAGTCTTTAGTGATAGTGTTGTCTGGGAATTGTTACCCAGTACTCCCATAATAACAGGGACTTGTTGGTCCTGTCCATCAAGGAAAAAACCAAACACCATATTTCCCTGACGGATTTGTGGTGTTTGTCTAGCAGCTGCTTGTCCTCCACCTGCGGTGACAGGATACATTACATTTGCAAAGGGCAGTTGATCGTCAGGGATTGTCTCCTGCCCTTGATCATGAAGACCAATAATTCTTACTTTATATCTTCTACCCCATCCAGGAATACTATTCTTATCCTCATATTTTCCAGAGAGAATATTCTCCCTCCAGGTGGAGTCATCAACAACTTGACCGACCCACCAAAGAAAGTTTGCTCCCAGAAAACCTGGATTAAATAGTCCTCCTCCTTCCATTACTTATCAGTCTTCGTAAATTCTACACTCGTCTGCTTCTGGATTCTCATCACAGTACATCTCAAATGATGTTGGGTCATGATCATCGTCAGGATGATTTGCTTGATACTGTTCCAGATGATCCAACTCGTCTGCTACATGACGACGCATCTGTGGAGATAGAGTTCCGTTCTCCAGCATATCCTTATCGTCGTTGATGTGTTGCTGAATGCTTCGTTTTTCCGTCATTGTGCTACGCTTTCTTTACTTGGTTTACCAGTTTTTCCGAAAGAGTCTCTTGCCAAAGTCAATTTGGTAAAAGTACCGTCTTTAACATGAATGTAATGAGTCAGTTCTGCTATAATATATAGACCACTATTCTCCTTACTTGTATTTGTACCTTTATCTTCTTCAAGTTGAGGTACATCCAAGTATACCACGTCTCCAGCATTTAGGGAGAAATCTCCTGGAATCGTGACAGAAGCCATAGAAGAAAAGAACTGGTTGTATCTCATAATAGATTGATTCAAGATCTCTTTATATTCAAAGTTCTCGTCTTTAGACTTTTCTAATTGCTGGTTTGTATTTCCTGTTGGAAGTGTTCCTTTATCAAGAAGATAGTATGTAGTTCTGGTAAATTCTTTATTAGCGCCTTCCTGATTAAATTTTGGATTGAGAACAGGGAGATTCTTTCCAGCAAGTTTTAATTCATCCTCATTTTTTTCTGCATTAGGAGTGATTACTTCATAGTATGTTGTAAAAGGATCAAACAATATTGTTCTGTTTGAGTATGCACCCATCTTCATTTTCTCCCTCACATTGACATTATTATCTTTAGAGTAATCAAGTGCCTTCAAATCATATCCTTCAGGAGTTCCCATACTATCATTGAAGATGATTGACTTCTTTTGCTCTTGTGAGAAAAGACTATCAATTGACTTAAAGAAAAATCCCTTTGAGGTTTCATAAAAAAAGTATCCAGCACTCTTTCCTTTCTTTTGGTTTTGTGCGGAGATTGATTTTCTTGCCAACCAATTGATAATGTAAAATGGTTTCTTATTATTACCAATGTAGTTGTACATATTCAAAGTATCTTCAATATCAATTTCTTTTTTGGTTTGTAGTCCAATAGAATCACCATCTGTCAAAATCTTTTTAACTGATTCTGATATCTTGCCATCATATCTTTTAGTAATTCTTACCTTTTCGTTTCTCATAAACTCTTCAGAAACTAAGTCAAGAACCACTTGAGTCTTTCTACTATCATCACTCAGTGTAGAAACTTTATTTACATACAATATTAATTCAGGTTTATCTCCTATTTTTACTTCATTATTATCTTCAAACTTAAGTAAGACTTCCTCCTGTCCAACAATAGGAAGACCTTCTACTATACTTTCTTTAAGATCTCCACCCTTACTCGTTCCTGTATCATTGAAAGTAACTCTTGCAGAAACACCATCACTTATTAAACTTTCAAAGTAAGCAATAGATACAAGACCACCAACTAAACTTTGGCTTTTTGATTGATCTTTGTTGGAGATAACTTTTATCTCCTTTGGTAAAGATGGTTCGGATGATCTTGTTGTTACTTCTTTTGACATTTTATGATTCCTCTTACTTATATTTAACCCATTGCATAGGTAATATCTGTCTGACTGATACCAGAACCACCCATAATAATATTAGATCCACCAGATTTTGATTTGGATTTAGATGGTGATACTTTCTGGATATTATTTACAATGATAGTTTCTCCACCCATACCTTCATATGATGCATAGTTTTCTAATACTTTAACTGCTTGCTTTCCTTCTGCATTGTTCAGTGCCTTAAGGAATCCTGGCAAAGTACTTTCAATTGCCATGTATGAGTCAGAGTCAATGACAAACTCAGGTCCACCTAAGTTTGCAAAGAGTCCCTTACCAATTTTACCACCAGCATCCCTTACCTCAATATGCATGTGTTGTGGGTGTCCGTGTGCTCCAGGACCATCTTTGCCACTGGCATCTGCAATACCCCAACTGTCATGGATGAGAAGTTTATTTCCCATATTACCATCATTATAAATTGAATCTAAAACACTACGATATCTTGCCTTTGAATCTTCAAGAGATCCTCTCCAATCAGTAACGTCAATTGCTCTACCCTCATAATGACCACGACCCTTATGTACATTAGATACTGTTCCTTCTCCTGGAGTATATGATCCACCAGATGCTGTTGGTGTTTTAGTGAAGTCTGGGTGTTCTGCGACAGAGAAACCTTTTCCAATCAAATCTTTTCCAATTGAAACAATATCATTACTCTTCTGAACATCAAAATTACCCATTCTAGGACCACCAGATCCTAACCCAGAACCTGTATATCCTTGAGTTGCACCTTCAGTTGTAGAAACAGTAGGTGCTGGTGGTGTTGCTTTCGGTCCAAACACATCAGGCAAGAATGATGATGCCAACATAGGAACAAAAGCAAAAGGATTATAAAGATTTAAAAGATTAGGGAATTTAGTAACCTGATCCTTTGCATCTACATATCCTCTATCTTTAAGGAATTGTTTCATCCCAAGCATTTCTGCAAGTTTAGTTGCCGCAGCTCTTCTGCCAAATCCATCTGGTATTTCAATTGGATTCTTTTCAAATAACTGATTGGTAAAATTCTTAAACCCACTGACAAAGAAATCTTTAACTGCAGTTCCAATCATCATAGCAGACGTTAAAGCATCTTTTAATTTCTGACCAACTGCTTCAATTCCACCACCAGCAACCAATTCATACATCAAATCACCAATGAAGAGTCCAATACCCTCACCAATCAAAGTTCCAAGAATAGGAATTGGTATGAATGATCCCAAAAGACCACCCAGAGCAGCACCTATTCCAGTAAATAATGCTTTACTGAAATTAAAATCAGGCATTCCATCATCATCATTATCTTCAAGAAGAGTTGATACTGCAACAATGATAGGACCCATGATTGGAATTCTACCAAACGTTTTTTTGACCACCTTAGTAGCATTTTTGCCAAAGAATTTGACTGCCATTCTTTGGGCTGCTCTATTACCTCCTCTACTAAAAATCTTTCCTTTGGTTTGGGTTCCTCCCATCAAACCAGATTGTGGTTTAGAAATTATCTGACCTTTCTTAAGTGCTCTATCAACTGCTGCTTTTGCTGCCTTAGGACTCTTTCCATTATCAATAGCATTTTGATAGATGTTTGCTGCAGCATGTCCATGCTTTCTCTGCATGAGACGTGCTCCACCAGTTCTTCCAGTTGGTTTTATCCCAGGTTTATTGACTAGTGGTTTCTTTGGTTTTATTGAACTTCCCGGTTTGCCTGGTTTGCCTGGTTTATCCTTCCCAGGTTTCACCATGCTAACAATCAAGAAAGCATTTATAAGATTGAACAGTGAATCAGAAAGTTTACTAAACTTTTTGACACCATCTTCACCGAATTTATCTTTTGAATATTCTTCAATCTGTTTGTGCTTATTCTGAACAAATAATGCAAAAGATCCTAGACCATCAAGGACTCCAATAGTAAGGTCTGCTGTAAACTCAACAGCCGCAGCAGCTCCTTCTAAAATCTTACCAATACCACCAACGACACTATCATTGCCAACAAGTCTCCTAACAACATAACCCAAGAGAATAGTAGTTAAGAAGTTTTTAATTCTATCTAAGAATCCTATCTTTGGTAACTTAAGACCTTTTTCTTTCTTTTCTTCTGGTGATTTCTTTTTCTCCTCAGATTTATCTTCTCTTTTATTTCTTCTCTGCTTCTCTTCTTCTTTCTTATCATCAGTTATTTTCTTTTTGTCTGCAGCAAGAGTTCCTTTTAAAATCTTATCAACTTCAAAGATTTTATCCTTCATCACATCAAACTTCTTACCAACTGGCGTGAGAGAACTTGCACTTACTTTAGTTGTCTTTGCTTTGACAATAGAAGAACTATTTGATTTAGATGATGGTAAAAGTTTTTGAGAAGTTATTGCCATATCTTATACCTTATGCTGGAAGTCCCATGACAAGCATCTTCTCCGCAGAAGCAGGAGGTGATGGAATAAAAGGAGTATCAGAAGAAAGTAATGGTGGAGACTCTGCCTGACCAGACTCTGATCCAGAGTTAACAGTTTGAACCTTTGGTTGAGATCTAACTGGTGGTGTTGGAGTTGGTACACTTGGAGTATTCTTTCCAAGTTGTGCTGTCTGACTACCAGATGTAGAACTAAGATAAGATCGTATTGTACTTAAACTTGCTGAGATGGATGATCCCCCAGAAGTAGAACTGGGTGATATTCCACCAGGAGAACTTCCAGGAGAAGATGAAGCAATCTGTGATTGACCAGATCCTGGCATAGGTTTAGGTACATCTTTAAGATATGCTACATTATCAGCACCTTTACCTTTGATCAAATTAACAATCGTTGGTGCTCTTCTACCAACTTGACCATACCATGCACTGTTAACTAACTCATTTCCTGCTAACTCATAGTTACCTGCAGCAAATGCTTTCTTAAATGCTGGGAATCCATTTGCCCATGCAGGACCCATATTAAATGTAAGGTCAATCAAAGCTGCTTTCTGCATTGCATTTGCTTTTGAATATCCAGGAA